TTCCTCCGGCGTACCCAAAAAGAGGAACAAATGACAGCCCTTTATGCAGTCGGGGCGTTGGTGGTGCTTTGTCTCATCACCGTGGCGCTTTGGCCGAACGTGCAATGTCCGCAGTGTGGCAGTCGGAATACCCAGTCCTCCAAGATCCTCATGTACCACGATTGCCTCGCCTGTCATCAAGAGTGGGACGAGGGGAACCGTGAACGCTATGTGAAGATTTTCCCCGGAGGGTGCCCATGACCGCCCCCTCCGGCGTACCGCCAGAGACAGAGCCATCTGTGCAGCAATTACTCAGCGGGCGATGGGTTCCCGCTGTACCGCTCAAGGCCAGTTGGGAGCTTCACTGGTGGACGCGCCTAATTCACCGTTGGATTGCACCTCGCCGCTATCCGATATGCGCCTGTGGCGTGTGCCAAGAACGTCGTAACCCAAAACATCTTCGAGAATGGACGCCCGGATGACCCTCCCCTCAGAATCAGTACCCCAGACACCGCCGGATTTGGGATGCAAGTTGCCGCCCGTGGGCTGGTATTGCTCGCGTGAGCCCGGACATAAAGGCCCATGCGCTGCGAGGGAGATGACGCCGCTTCACGTCCAAATTCGGCCTTGTGAGCACTGTGGGCGCTACGGTGCGTTGACGCATAAAGTCACCTGCCCCAATCACAAGGATAATTTGGCTGCCTCCCCCGATTCCGTCTCCCCCGGTACACCGGAAAGGCCGACCGTCAAGGATTTGCTCAATGACTACGAGAGGGCAGTCTGCATCCTCCACGAAGCGAATCTGGAAGCGGGCGAGACTGACGAGGACTTCGACTGGGACTCGGCAAGGGAACGCTACGACGCAGCCCGTTCCAGCATAGAACTGTACGTCGCAGAGCTGGTGGCCGACGCTGAGATGATGAACGACAAGTACCTCGACGCCTTCGCCAAGGCTATTGGGAGGCTCAAGTGAAGCGTCCCAATGAGGAAGCAATTGTTTGTCCGGTGTGCAGATACTATGCAAAACGTCCTAGAGGATCAGACAAACCGTACCATTGTACAAACTGCAAATGGGAAGGCCAATCCACATTAGCTCCATTGCGTGTAATTGAGCCATGAACCATCATGACGCTAAGTGCGGCAAGGACCGTCCCGAGGTCAACAAATGTACATGCCGTGTAGCTCCGCTGCCTGGCACTCGCAGGTGGTCGGAAGCTTTCGGCTGTTACATTATCCTTGTGAAGTGGGATGATGAGTATCATTTCACCTACCACCTCGAAGGCTCGCGCCACATTCTTCCGAGCCAAAACAACTGGTTCAATCTCTCCGTGCACGATCCGAAGAAGTTTGAACAGGTGAAGCCATGAGCCAAGGAGAGCGGTGGGTTGATGAAATCATGCGACCATTGACTGGTATAGGAGCCAGTGTGTACAATCCTATCTACTCTGCTGTAAGTAGAGGGACGCCAGAGCAAGGTCGCGCATTAGTCACAGCAGTTCTTACACTCATGAAGCTCGCTCGTGAAAAATGAATAATCTCCACTTGGTTCTCGGACCTCCTGGCAGTGGGAAGACGACGCGATTGCTCGACATCGCAGAGGAGGAGATGACGCGTGTGAGCCCGAAGGAGGTGGCCTTTGTCACTTTCACCAAGGCTGGCGCGGAGGAAGCGAAGCTCCGCGCGTCCGCTCGGTTTGGGCTTGATCCTGACGAGGACCTGCCTTGGTATCGCACCATCCATTCTCTTACTTACCGCCAGTTGGGAATGTCGCATGAGGAAGTAATGAACCGAGCGGACTGGTTTGCGTTCTCGGAGCTGATTGGATACGAGCTATCCGGACGCTACGATTCAGATACTCCTATAGTATCGGGCTCGCGTGGGGATAAGATGCTCCGAGTGGTGGACTATGCATCCACAACGATGACCTCGCTCGAAGATGCGTGGCACGAGTTGGCCGAGGCAGTACCGTGGCACGATCTAAAACAGTTCAATGATGCTCTCAGGGAGTATAAGAATGACACCGGAAAAGTTGACTTCAGCGACATGCTCCACGGATACATCCGCGAAGGAAAGCCAGTGCCAGTCCGAGTCGCCATCATCGATGAGGCTCAGGACCTTACTGCTGCGCAATGGGCAGTTGTGGAGCGAGCTTTCAGTGGCTGTGAGCGAGTTTACGCGGCAGGTGACGATGACCAGGCAATCTATCGCTGGGCTGGTGCGGACGTTGGAAAGTTCCTCACGTTATCATCGGACCCAGAGGTGCTACATCAGAGCTGGCGCCTTCCCAAGGTCGTCTTCGAGCTAGGCGAGAAGATTGCACACAGGATCCAAAATCGCTACCGCAAACCCTACGCGCCGCGCTCCGAGGATGGCGAGCTTCACTGGCACATGACCTCGGAGAGCGTAGACCTTTCGCACGAGGGAAGCTGGCTGCTGTTGGCTCGAAACAACTACATGCTTGGAGAGTTGGAGCGGATGGTGCGTGGGCTCGGAGTCAATTACAGAAGACGCGAAGGAGCCGCGATAAAGCCAGATGACATCTTCACAATGAAGCTCTGGGAGCGGATCAACAACAATAAGGTCGTAGACCTCTCGGCATCCGAGGTCCGAGGTATAAACAAAGCGCTCGCTCTCCCGAAACCCGCTCTGAAGGAATTGACGCGGTACACAGTGGAGGAGATGCGGATGCTATACCGCTGGCCTGTCGGAGTCGTCTGGTACAAAGCGCTCGTGGGCATTCCGGAGGAGCGTCGCGACTACTATATCACATGTCTACGTCGCGGCGAGAAGCTGGTTGGGTTGCCGCGCGTGCGCATTGAAACGATCCATGGTGTGAAGGGAGCGGAGGCTGATAATGTGCTCCTCCTTCCGGACATGAGCGGACGGACTTGGGCTGGCTTTCGAGCCGATCCGGACGCTGAGCATCGGGTGTTTTACGTGGCTGCTACTAGGGCTCGTAAAACACTCCACATCGTAAGACCATGTAGTGACCAGTTTTACCCTCTTGAAAATTAGTTGCTTTTGACCCTTTACTTTTGACGCGAACACACTACATTCATATCAGGTAGTTCGACCCCATAGAACTGGAGCACTGAACTTGACCATTCAAATCGAAAGGCTAGCCAGAGGCTCCCATACTTTCCTCGGAGGTTAGTTATGTATTACGTCATCTCTCCAGACGGTCGCGTGGAATCTTTCGGCAAGGCCACAGTGGCAGACGCGCGCCGAGCCGAAATTGGCGAAGGTGCCTGGTGCGTGAGTTCTCAGACCGCTCTGAAGGATGTCCCAACCACACTCCTGATAGTTCTCTACAACATCGCCGCGTCGGAGCCGGAGAGCCACGCGAAAACGATCACCAAATTCTCCGACCGTGCAGTGGCTGAAAAGCGGACCTGGCCAGTCATCGAGTACCTAGCCAAGCCTGGCACTCCGCCAGCGGCTCCAATAGCTTCATCTTCCGAGGAGGGAGACATGGCAACAAAGGGCAAGAAGACCAAGAAGACGCGCGCCAATGGACCGGAAGGTCAGCGCGGTCGCATCTCGAAGTATGCTGGCAAGAAGCTCTACAAACTGGTCAAGGACAATCCGCGTCGGAAGGGCACCCACGGCTTCAAAGCCTTCGACCTGATCACCAGCGGCATGCTCTACGAGACGTATATCGAAGCTGGCGGTGAGCCGAAGCACCTCCAGTGGGACATCGACCATAAGTTTGTCGAAGTCAAGAGCGCCTAGTATGGCGCTCCGCATCTACGGAGCTGGCATGGCTGGCCTGATGGCGGCGCAGATGATGCGCCGCCATCAACCTTTCGTGCACGAGGCTCAAGAAAAACTGCCGGATAACCACGGCGCTCTCCTCCGCTTCCGATCTAACGCGGTCGGCAAAGCAGTCGGTCAGCGGCTCACTCGCGTCGAGGTTCAGAAGGCAGTGGCGTGGGACGGACTGCTCCGCAATGAAGCCACGCTCGCTGACGCCAACGCATATTCGCTCAAGGTCTCGGGAGAGGCAATGAGCCGAAGCATCCTCAATCTATCCGGAGGGGAGCGCTACATAGCTCCAGACGATTTCATTGAGACACTGGCGCGCGGCATCTCCATCGGATACGGAGCCGTGTTGGCGAAGGAGGAAGTGCAGCTGCGCTCTCCGGACTCCGACCCGATCATCAGCACCATCCCCATGCCAGCGCTCGCAGTGATGGCGGACTGGGAGGACATGCCGAACTTCCGCTACAAACCAATCTGGAGCGCACGCGTCCGCATTATCTCCCCTCCGGTAAACTTGTATCAGACCATCTACTTTCCTGGCCCAGATGTGCCATTTTATCGCGCCAGCATCACAGGCTCACAGCTCATTCTCGAATACGCGGAGCAACCGGACAAAGGGAGAATTGACTCACACATCTTCACCGCGCTGTTCTTCTTCGGGCTATCCAAGAACACTTTTGGCGTGGCCGAGATAAAGCATCAGAAGTTCGGGAAGCTCCTGCCGATACCGGAGGAGGAGCGCCAGCGCTTTATTCTCGCGATGTCGGACCGCTACAACATTTACAGCCTCGGTCGCTTCGCCACTTGGCGCCAGATTCTGCTGGATGACGTTGTGCATGATGTCGAGGTCATCGAACGGTTCATTGACCAGCGCTCCTCCTTTTCTCGACGGAGACATTATGTCTGAGGAGCTACTGGTGACAGTGCGCTACACCTTCGGACCGGAGACAACACCGAAAGCTCCATACTGCTGGTCATGTATGAAGTCCAAGCCCGAAGGCACACCCATTCGGATTGCACAGCCGCCATTTCCTCCGCAACCGTTTTGTCCCGACTGCGTGGCGCTCTGCAACACTCCGGAATATCACAACCCCAAGGAGAAAATTGGATCCAGCAAAAAGAACTTCAGAGACGAGGCTGCGAAGAAGCATGCCAAGAGGAAGCGGAAACAATCCAAAGTCTTACCAGAGGAGGATGTAGAACTGTGAAAGTAACTTTGCTTAGCTATACTCCGGACGCGCTGGAATTGCTGCTGATGACTAAGCAGACGCGTCTGACGATGGAGCCTGGCCTACTGGACGAGATAAAGGCTTGGCCTCCGGAACGGAAGCAGAAAGAGCTGGACTACATGCGTGGGACGATCCAAAGCAGCTGGGAGTTTGTTGACTACACCTTCCTAATTGACGAGGTGTCGCGCGCCTTCACTCATCAATTCGTTCGGACTCGCCAAGGGAGCTACGCTCAACAGTCGCAGCGGACCGTGGACATGAGCGGGTTTGATTACATCACACCAGAGTCCTTCAGTGATGAAGAGTCGAGCGCCGCGTCACAGTATCGGACGACAATGAGGCTGATCCAATCCGGATACCAGCTTATGATTGAAGATGGCGTCCCTCCGCAAGACGCGCGCGGAGTTCTTCCCACCAACATTGCCACCAACATTGTCGGCAAGTTCTCGCTCCGGACGCTCTCCGAGATGGCGAAGGTGCGCTTGTGCACGAGGACGCAGGGCGAGTATCAGGATGTGTTTCGGGCGATGCGCGAGCGGGTGATAGAGGTCCACCCTTGGGCGGAGCCATTCATCCGTGTCCATTGCGCCGCGCTCGGAGTCTGCGCCTTCCCGAACTTCATGGAATGCCCGATTAAGGGAGCGGTGTTCAATGCGGACACTGGCGACGCGTGGGATGGTGGCGACGCGCGGACTCGCGAGGAGATTCAGCAGCTGTGGCAGATCACGCGCTATGAGGCGAGACCAGCACAAGGAGCGCCAACCAAATGATGAACCTGACCGCAGAGCAATGGGAGGCAGTCCGCGAGGCCACACCCATGGACGAACAGTTATGGTTTGTCTTCGATCTTGACGGCACGCTCGCGGACGTAACGCATCGGCTCCGTTACGCAGAGGAGAAGGACTGGGTGTCATTCAATATGTACTGTATCCACGACACGCCGAAGGAAGCGGAGTGCTATCTGGCACGGATGGTCCACTCGCACATGCCGCACCATCGCATCATGATCATCACCGGACGCTCTGATGACTACCGACCGCAGACAGAGGAGTGGCTAGTAAAGCATGGCATCCCCTATGACGAGCTTCACATGCGCGCCGTAGGTGATCACCGACCGGACACAATCGTAAAGGGAGAGCTAGCGACGGATGCTGGGCTCCCGTTCAGGAATATCAGCTTTGTACTAGAGGACCGCGACAAAATGGTGGCCTTCTGGCGCAAAGGCGGATTGACGTGTTTCCAAAATCAACCTGGGGCTTACTGATGAAGAAGAAGAAAAGAATCAACAGAGCGCTCGACAATCTTGCTTGGGCCTCGGTGACCTTCCGTAAACGTGGTAAGGTTTATGGCGACACATATGTTCGTCATGGACCAGTTATGGCGGCAATCTATCCACATGGGCTCACCCTTCTCTCTCCCGAGGACTTCGCTAAATTTGGGGTAGTGAATATGATCGTCTCGAAGATTTGCCGCTACACCGCGCGCGGTAACACTGGGCACGCGGACTCGGCACACGACTTGATCGTGTATGGCGCGATGCTGGAGGAGTTGACGTGATAGTATTCGACACAGAGACTACCGGACTGATCAAGAGCAAGTCCCTTCCTCTCCCCCAGCAGCCGCACATCATCGAGTTTGCTGCCGTTAAACTTGACCCGAGCTTCGAGCCTTACAAGGAGATCAACTTCAAGTGCAACCCTGGCATCCCGCTCGACAAGATCATCACCGACATCACTGGACTGACGGATGATGATCTCAAGGATGCCAAACCGTTCAGCGCCTATCTGAATGACCTCGTGGAGTTCTTCCTCGGAGAGCGGACGATGGTGGCGCACAATTGCTCCTTTGATCATGACATGCTCCAGTTGGAGCTAGCTCGCCTAGCTCGCACCACAAAGTTCCCTTGGCCTCCGGTGCAAATTTGCACGGTCGAGGCCACAGCCCATCTCGAAGGCCACCGACTCCATATGACAGAGCTTTACGCGAAGGCAATGGGCAAGCCTCTCGCTCAGAAGCACCGCGCGATGGATGATGTGTTCGCGCTCGTGGACATTGTCAAGTGGTGCCGCAAGGAGAACCTCATATGAAACATTCCCACAACCCGCTCCACCTCCACCAATGCCAGTTCAGCGCCGAGGATCACAAGCGGAGCAATCGCCGCTGCCGCTGCTCCTGTGGCCACCGCTGGTATCAGTCGCACCGCCAGAAGCCAAAGAGCGCAGCGCCGACGCGGATGAAGAAGTGGAAGCGCTTCACAATCCTCCGGACGGGATTGATCAATGCTTAATTGGTTCCGGTGCAAGTTCCGTTCGCGCTGTGCAAATTGTTTGGATCCAATCGAAGAAGGTGACTGGGCAGCTTACTCAAAGGTGGAGCCTGGCCAGTTGCTCTGTAAGCCGTGTGGGACCGAGGAGGAGGAAAAATGACAAAGCGCTGCCCTGATTGCGGAAGGAAGCTGACACCTTGTCCTGCTAGGTGGGATGGTGAACCGACATATGTTGGTTTTTATCCATGCCCATGTAAGGAAGCTCGTGAGGAAGATGCTGAGCGTAAGGAGTGGAAATGAAGGGTGGCCAGTATTCGAGCGCTGATGACGAGCGGACGAGCGCCGAGCTTCGAGCAGAACTGGCCATCCTCAAGCAAAAGATTTTCACGACTCCTCGCGCAGGCGAGAGGTCCATACTAAAGCAGATTCGAGAGATTGAGTTCACGCTCACCAGAAGACTACAGAACGGAGACACCACTTGATTCACCTTCGCATTAGAACTGAGTACAGTTTCCGGAAAGCCTACGGGCGAATGGAGCAGGTGTTGGCGCTCGCTACCGGAGGAGCTATGGCCATCACCGACCTCGGAACTTGGGGTCATGCGCCATTCGCAAAGGAGGCTAAGAAGCTCGGCATCAAGCCAATCTTCGGCGCGGAGCTACTAGTGTGCCTCACGCTCGACAAGGGAAGCAAGCCTGTAGGAACTCCGTTCATCTTCCTCGCGCGTAACAATGACGGGCTAAGGGAGATGTACCAGCTGGTGTCGCAGGCCAATGATCAATTCTACTACGTGCCGCGTATCTCCTACAAGCAGATGTGCGAGGTCTCGGAGAACTTGTGGGTGCTAGTCGGGGAAAATGCAAGGATGGACCTCTTGCCGAACGGACGGACCCGACTAGCACTCATCCTCTCCCCTCGAAGCTCGCCATGGAATAAGCGCGCCGTAGACCTTCCCTATCCGAAGGTGGTCTGCTGCGACAACACACATCCGCGTCCCGAGGACTCCGCAGCATATGAGGTCCTCGCATGGCAGAATCGGGATAGCAGGACGACCATCACCCATATAGCGAGCGAGTGGGAACTGCGGAGCGCAATCCCAGAGGCCAAGGACGAGCACTTTCGGTTGACGCATACGATTGCGGACGACTGCAACGCGAAGCTACCACGCGCGGAGATTGTGGCACCGGAGAAGTTGAAGAGTTTGCGGCAGATGTGTGTCGAGGGCATTTCAGCACGCAAGCTCGAATGGAATGACGAATATCAAGCTCGTTTAGATCGTGAGCTAGAGATGATCACCTCCAAAAACTTTGAGGACTACTTCTATGTTATCGCGGACCTCGTCACTTGGGCAAAGACGCAAATGCTCGTGGGCCCTGCTCGGGGAAGCAGTGCTGGTAGTCTCGTGTGCTATCTACTTGGCATTGTGGATGTGGATCCCATACGTCATGATCTTATGTTCGAGCGTTTCATTGATGTTACTCGGGCTGATCTACCTGACATCGACATTGACTTCCAAGACACTAAGCGTGACCTCCTGTTTCCGTATCTTGAACAGAGGTACGGAGCCGATAGAGTTGGAAGACTTGGCACGGTCAGTCGGTACAAAGCCAAATCAGCACTGGGTGATGTCGCGAAGGAATTGAGCATCCCCGAATGGGAGATCAAAGATGTCAAAGGCGCTATTGTTGAGAGAAGTGGTGGCGACGCTAGAGCCACCTTCTGTATTAAAGACACCCTTGAGGGTTTGGACATCGGCAAAGCTCTCCTTGCTAAGTATCCAGGTATCGCTCTCGCAGGCGAGCTTGAAGGCCACGCCACTAACACCGGAAAGCATGCCGCAGGAGTGGTTCTATCTAATGAACCGATCCGCAATTATTGCAGTGTGTCTGAGCACGGTGTCTCTTGCATAGACAAGAAGGATGCCGAGGTCCTAAACCTCCTCAAGATTGACGCACTGGGACTCCGGACTTTGAGTGTCTTGCAAGACGCTCTCGACCAAATTGGAAAGGATCGTGAGTGGCTGGTGGAGTATCCGCTGGACGACCAGAAGGCATTTGAAATCTTCAATGACGAGAAGTACAGCGGCATTTTCCAGTTCGAGGGTTACGCGCTCCAGATTCTAACGCGCCAGATGAAGGTGCACGAGTTCAATGACATTGTTGCCATTACCTCTCTCGCTCGGCCTGGTCCGCTTCACTGCGGAGCCGCAAGCGAGTTCATTGAGCGTCGGACGGGGAAGGTGCCCGTCACCTACATCCACAAGCTCGCGGAGCCACTGACTGACGAGACGTTCGGCACCGTCATCTACCAAGAGCAGGTGATGTCCATGTGTCGTGTGCTCGGCAAACTAAACTGGGAGGATGTCAACCAGCTTCGCCGCGCCATGAGTAAGTCTCTCGGTGAGGAGTTCTTCAATCAGTACTGGGAGCGCTTCAAGGTCGGCGCGAAGGAGAACGGGATTGAGCCGCTGGACTCGCGGCGCATTTGGGAGAAGCTGTGCACATTTGGATCGTGGGCGTTTAATAAGAGCCACGCTGTATCCTACGGACTTATCAGCTACTGGTGCGCCGTGCTCAAGGCTCACTATCCGCTAGAGTTCGCGGCAGCGTGTTTGCGTAACCCGAAGGATGACGACCAGCCTGTCAAGCTCCTCCGCGAGTTAGTGAAGGAAGGTTTCGAGTTTGTACCTGTTGACCCGCTCCGAAGCGATGTAAATTGGAGCGTGGTAGATGGGAAGCTCCTCGGAGGTCTCACCAATATCAAGGGCATGGGCAAGAGCAAAGCGGAGGACGTTATCCGGAGACGCCGAGCCAATATTGGTTACCAACCTGGCCAAGCAAAGCTCCTAGCCCAGCCTCGCACACCCTTTGACGACATCTTCGAGGCAGAGCGTCGCTATGGTGACTGGTACAAGAATCCAAAGGATCACAACATCCTCTCCGGCAACCTCACCTATATCTCCGACATTACGAGTGAGCCTGGCGAATACATCTTCATTGGTAGGTTGATGGAAAAGAATCTCCGCGATCTGAACGAGTATCAGAGCGTAGTGAAGCGCGGAGGTCGGATGATCAAGGGCAATTCGCAGTTCCTGAACATGATTGTGGAGGATGACACAGGATCAATCATCGTAAAGATTCAGCGCGAACTATACGCGACGCTCGGTAAACCGCTCGTGGAGGAAGGTAGGATTGGAGAGTGGTACCTGTGGAAAGGGATTATCAAGAGCGACGGATGGAGGGTGGTCCTTGTGCGGCGCTGGCTCAAGCTCCCTATGGAGGACGCGGCTCCCTCCACGCAGGATCATCCCGAGCTGTTCAATGCGTTAGAGGAGAAGTACAAACCTAAGACACCGCGTAAGCGGAAGGTGAAAGATGACAAGCAAATGGGCATCGATGGGCTATCTGATAACACTGGGGCTGATGATAGGGATACCGTTGGGGCTGCTGCTGCGGAGAGTCCGTAACGCGAGCATGGGCACGCGCTCGGTTCTATATGGAGCGCACTGTTTCCTTTGGCATTGGTTCTTTGTTGCGAAGGCTTGGCACGCGCTGTACGGCTGGAAGCCAGTCATCGACCGCTATGTTGGTTATGTCTCGCTGAAGGACCCGAGGCTGTGGCTCGCGTTCTTCCTCCACGACATTGGCTACATCGGCAAGGAGAAGATGGATGACCCGAGCGGAGAGCGCCATCCCTACACTGGCGCCGCGATCCTCCGGAGCGTGTTTGGACCTGGCTGGTATTACTTCGTTCTGTATCACTCGCGCTACCTCGCAAAAGCTAGCGGTGCTCAGCCTTCGCTCCTCTGCCTCGCGGACAAATACAGCTTTGTGCTCACACCTCGCATTCTCTACTTGCCCTTTGTTCGAGCCACTGGCGAGATTCGAGAGTACATGATAATGGATCTGACGCGACGCCAAGCTGGCGAGAATCGGCGCGAGATTAGCTATGAGCACGAGGCTCGGTGGCGCCAGCGCGAGGAGCTTTGGTTCACCGATCTGAAGAAGTATATGAACGACTGGGTACAGCAACACCGTGATGGCTCGGACGATACGTGGACCGCTGCTCAGTCTCGAACTCCAATCACGGACTCCGGTGTCACGCTCTGACACAACCTTCAAAGGCTCGCGGAGATTCATCGTGATGGAGCCCGTTGTCCCAGCCCATCGCGACTCGCACAGTGCTCACGCAATTCCTGTAGACGACCACGGCAGGACTTACTGCGGCAAAACAGTTGAGTCACATTGGCGCGAGGTCCGTATCAATGTGACTTGTAATCGGTGTCGCATCACCATCCGCAAAATGCGGGGGAGCGGGATACTCTGATGGGTAAGGAAGCAAGCCTGTGGGACCTAGTGCGCAAGGAGGTCGGCGCGTTCGGACATTTGGAGCGCGTCGAGAATCGCGTCAATGAAGGAACTCCAGATGTCAACTACTGCTGGAATGGATCCAGAGGAGAGGGATGGCTGGAGCTGAAGGACATTGAGCGGTGGCCAGCGCATGACGATACTATAGTGAGGATCGAACACGTCACCGAGGTCCAGCGCGAATGGTGGCGGACCCGCCGCAGAGCAGGCGGCTCTGTCTTTGTCCTCCTCCGCGTCCACAACCCGCGCCGCGAGTATCTGCTGTTTGAAGGGTACGCGGCGAGCCAGTACCTCGGGCTGGTGGCGCGTCCCGCGCTCCTCGAAGTGGCCCAAGTTCGCTTCGGTCCGGAGTTCTCTAAAGTGTTGATATTAAAGGCACTTATGAAATTGTGAGAAATAATTGGTATAAACCCCTTTACTTTTCACGCTCTCGGTCGTAATGTACTAGAAGCGCCGAACGGCGCATGTAGCGAAAAACCTTAGAACTGGAGCCGCAAATGGCAAAAACCTTCGCAGGTCACACTCGTCATCATTGGAGGGAAGTAGCCATGATCATGACTCCGGAACTAGAGCAGGCTCACAAGCGAGCCTCTGACTATCACTTTGCTCAGTATAAGAATCGGAAGCTGAGCACCGAGGTACGGAACGTCCACTGGTACACGCACCTCGCCCACAACGAGTGCTGGAAGTTCTTTGCGGCGTGGCCGACCAAGGTTCATCCGGTGACGGGAACGGTACTGGTGAATGACGTCGCGGAGTTCTCCAAGTGACCCGCTCCGAGCGGAGTGCCTATGTCGCGGAGTTCGCGCGGCGCTTCCGTGAGCGGACGCCGAGCACTGACATCCTCAGCGCGCTACCGGAGCAGCGTGTGGGTCGCTCGGAGATGAGAGCTTGGTTCATTGAGCAGTTCGGACGGGAGCTGACGTTGGACGACGCGACTGAGCTAGATCGTCCGCTGAAGAAGACGTTTGCGGCTCTCCGGAGGGAGTTCCCCGAGGAGCGGTGGTAGAGTAGATTTATCGGAGCTAGGCTGGACCTGTACCAACAGACGGAGGATTATGTCGTAAGCTAGAAGCAGTTTGGTTCGCACAATTGAAGGGATCGTCATTGTATTTTTGCGTTGGGTAGGAAACGCTAGTGGAACGTCAGGCGGGGCTCCGCATCATTCCGGTGCGGAGCCTTTCTGCCTCTAGGGGCTAAAGCTAAACTGTTGGAATTACACCACTTAGCGAAAATGTTGAAAATCTTTGCTTCCTACCCTTTACTTTTCACGCTCTGGCTCGTAATATCCTAGAAGCGCCGAACGGCGCAGGTAGCGAAAACCTCAGAACTGGAGCACTAAGATGACCGCAGCGACGAAGACCAAGACCAAGAAGGTTGAGGACCTCTACCCACCGCGCGAGATTCGTGAGATCACGAAAGCTCGCCGCGAGTGGCTGGCAGCGACGGTGGCCGAAGTGAACGCGCGGCCTGGCTTCTCCGGCAAGATCGTCGGCAACGGATCGTATCAGAGCGTCAGCGTCTACTCCGTAACGCAGGTGGAAGGTCGGCTCCGCCACCGTGGTCACTGCCAGTTCTGCGGCAACTCGCAGGTCGTCCAAGACGGTGTGATGGTTCTCCATGGCTACACGCGCCCTGGCGATGGCTACATCTTCAACGAGTGCCCATGCGTCGGCAAGGCTCCGCTCGAAATTGACCAGATGCTGGCGAACGCATACTTGGGCGTAGCTCGCGGCGATCTAGCGAGACTGGAAGAGCAGCTGGCGAACGCGACGACAGCTCACGAGAGCGCACAGGCCGCGAAGTATGGCAACAACTACAAGAGGGAAGTTGAGCGGAATGCTTACACCGAGATGCCGCACGCTCCGAGAACTCGCTACGCTAGCCAAGCTCCTTTCGCTGAAGAAGTCGCCACCTACAGAGCCGCGATGAAGGTCTGGACCAAGAAGTTCCCGCTCACCGCCGCAGTCGAGAAGACCAAGCAGGAAGTCTCGCAGCTGTCGAACTTGGTGTGGCGCGAGAAGCAGCAGGTTGAGCACTTCGAGACGCTGTTGGGCTGGAAGCTCCTCGGCAAGCCGTTGACCGAAGAAGTGGTTGCGTAAGGATCGAACGGCGCGCGGCGAATGACCGCGCGCCTTCCCGTAGCGAACAGGAGAACTGACCAAATGAGAGAAGACATCCGCAACCCGCAGGCCTACCAAGATGCCGTAGCTCGCCGCATCAAAGCCAACGCGAGCACGACGCGGCGCCGCAAGCTCGAAGCAGCCGTGGCGTCCGACTCTCCGGAGTTCCGCGCGGATGCGGATGCGAAGGAGCGGTTGCTGAAGGATGTGAAGGCGAATGCGATGTATGAAGCGCTGGACCCGATCCGGACCGCGTACCAGAACACTCACTCCACCGTTCGCGCTCAGATGATTGCGGATGTGGTGGCCTACATCACGAGGAGCTGACCAATGCTTGCAATTGTGAAGGTGGTTGCGGTCGAGGTGAGCTGCCCGAAGTGCAAAGAGCCGACCGCACAACCAGACTCCGGCTCGCTCATGTGGGAGGTGAGCGAGCTACGGCATGGGACGGAGCTGAAATGCTACAGCTGCGGTCTGGAGTTCTTGCTCCATGTGCCGATGAGGATGCGCTCATGACGATGTTTGAGGACCACGCCGCAGGGAAGCATGCGAAGGTCCCGCGCCAAAAATGTCCGATGTGCGACGGACCTGGCTGGCAACTCTCCGCTCTCTGCCGGACCTCGGCAGAAGCGGAGGAGGTGATGGAGAGACTTCGACCGCACGTGAAGGACACAATGACCAAAAAGCGCAAAGGCGCCATAGCTGTTTACTTCCTCCGGAGAACTGTCAATGTCAAATAGACCGATTGAGTGCCCGATATGCCGCAACGAGAACTGGTCAATTGTTCGCGGACGGTTTACCTGCCCGAATGAACAGAACCATACGCCAGACCAGATTGTCAACGCGGTCCTCCGCTACGCGGACAAGATGGTCCTCGCGAAGACAAAGCTGTCATTTGTCGCGGACATGGTCGGTCCGAACGCGATGTGGGAGATGGACGAGAGGATTGTGACGCTCCTCTACACTGATGGTACCAAGTTCGCTATCAAGATCCAAGAAGTGCGCGGAGACGCCACTGTGGTTACCGTCTCCGTCAACGGCACCACCGTCAGCGCTCGGTTGTTCCCCACCGACACTCACCCCGCTCGTTTCTACGCCCAGCTGACCGGATACTCCCCGGAGGAGTTCGACGCTGCCCTAGCGGAGCGCTTGACCGGAGGTCGTTTAACGGCTGGCCTACCCACCTAGCTTCGCGTAGGAGGCTGGATCGTCCGGCTCCGCTATATCGGGAGCCGGAATGGGGCTAAATCAGCGCCTAGAGGCCATAAAACAGACTTTTCACATAACCTGTTGGAATTACACCAGTTAGGAAAGCCGTGAAAAATCTTTCCGGAAACCCTTTACTTTTAACGCTGTGACGCGTATTGTTATCGGAGTGGCGGACGCCACCAGTAGCGAAAACCCTAGAAATGGAGAACTGACCGATGCCTCTTCCAACTTTCCTCTCGCCAGCCGAATTGACCGAGCTTCAGACTCGCGCAACGAAGGCTCGTAATGAGATCAATGCAATTGTCGCCCAGCTCGAAGCTGCTGGTGAACTGGATCTGATGCCGAAGTTTCGGAAAGCCTCTGGTGATCTTTATGCCGGAATCAATCAGACGCTCCTCGCTCGGCAGAAGCGGGTTGCTATCGAACAGCGTCGCGCCGACTACGTTGCCGAGTGCGTTCGCGAAGGCTCGGTGGTCCCAGGCTCGAAGCTGCTGGAGGGAAAGTAACCATGGCGAACTGCACCTACAACCGCGACCGCTGCGCCGTGATTACTAACGATGGCAGCCGCTGCACTAAGATCGTGAGCAACGCGGGTTTCGCTCTCTCGGCTCACCAGAAGATGCACCTCCGTCGCGGCGAGCTGATCGAAGTCTCGAAGTTCTCGTGGAAGGGGGAGAAGCTGGAGACGCAACTGATCCAGCCGCGCGACGCAAAGATGTATGCGACTGCTAACTGGTTCGAGACGTTCGAGAAGTGCAAGGTGGCCTACGTCCAGCGTGCGGAGGTCAAGTGATCACCGTCGCTCTCTCACCCGCCCAGCGCGAGGTTGTTGCCTGGGCGCAGGACGCGATGATCCAGTTCTGGACCGATCCGAGCGAGTGTGAGCTGGCTGAGATAGCTCCTCCGCGCCGACTGGCCATCTACCTGCGGGATGGCTTCCTGTGCGCCTACTGCGGCACCGACCTCCACGCTGCCAATCGCCGCGACGTTACCTTGGACCACCTAGTCGCTCAGATCCACGGAGGATCGCACCACGAGCGTAACCTAGTGACTGCGTGCCATACGTGTAACTCGAAGCGCCAGCATAAGCCGTGGCGCGCTTTCTGCGCTCCAGGCGCGGTGGAGCGGATACTCCGCAACCGACGCCGGAGCATTACCCGTCAGCTAGTCCTCGCGCGCGCCATCATACGCGGCGATGTCCCACTCATCGAGGTCCCAGTGGCCTCCTCCTCGGAAGGAGAACTGACATGAAGACGTTCACAGTCACCTACACCGTAGGCTCGCGGACCAGGAGCATCACTCTCGAAGCTCCGAAGGAAGCCTCAGCCGTTCGGAAGGTAGAGCGGATCGCAGCAACCGCTAATGAGCTGATCACCATCGTCAAGGTCGAGGATGTAACGGGACCAAGCGAGCTGAAGGCGCTGTTGAGGTTCTAATGGCAAACCAACCGGAAGACTTCGGCCATGACGACTGCTACATCTGCGATGAGGCTCGGAAGGGACCTAGCATGGAGGACTATCGCGAGAGGCTTAGGAAGTATGGGCCTCCGCCAGTTTACACCGTAGCGGAGCGCCTAGCGGTGCTAGGCGCTGGTTTAGGCGCTCGCGTCGAGCCGCTGGCTCCGGATACGGTCCAAGTGACCGTATCCGAGGCTGGCTGGTCCTCGGAGCGGCTGGCGTCCTCGGCTGCGATCCTCGGAGTTCGGGTGGAGCTGGAGGAAGGGAAGGACAATGTGCTGGTGTATCGTATTTACCGACTGGAGGAGAAGTGATTGTCAAGGAGGGTGTGTACAAACCGCACGACCTCCGCGAGCCGTGGATTGTGGTCATCAAGGTGGACCGCATGTATGGGATGGTAACGTGGCGGTGGCAGGATGAGACGCGGGAGCGCGAGATGAGCCGGATGAATTTCGAGGCCAACCTGATCGGGGCTGGCTATACCTACGACATGGACCAAACAGTGAGGATGCTCAATGCCAGGACCTAATCCGCTCGCGAAAGCTCCGAAGGGGAAGCGTGGCAAGCTCTCCCTTGATCCGAAGTTCCTGAGCTTTCTTGGGCAGTTCGGAATAGCCAACTACAAGATGGGTGCCAACGAGAACAAAGGACGACCCGATCCGACCGACATCAGTACTGTGGAGAAAGCGCGCGGTGCGCTGCTCCGTTACCTCGACCAAGTGGAGAGACGATGATTGACGAGAGAACTGTAATGCTGTACCTCGCGCTGGTGTTGTCGGTTGTGGGAGTCTGCGTCTGCGGAGTAGCGGCGCTGACGCTCCTCTACCTACATGTGTGGCTCGCGGCGATAGTATGGGCAATGGCAGCAGCTTGCTTCGGAGCGTCACTGCTGGCTGGTCTAAAGGCTTTCCGTATCTGATATGGAGCGGACCTTCTTCCACGCGCTGACGGAGTCCCTAACTCCTCCGTGTATCACGCGGCTCCATGTGGAGAAGGGAGCGAAGCATAAGGAGTGGCACATCGTAGTATTCTGCGGTGACAGCTGCGCCGGAGTTCTATCAGTTCCGGAGGAGTGTGGCCAGCCGCTCGTTGACTTACTTCTACCAGAGGATAAGAGAATTGAAGGAGGAACGCGTGAAACTGACCAAGGGTGAGCGAGTGTTCTTGCAGCGGCGCAGGTACAGGCTGACGCAGGAGCATGCCGCGCGGCGAATGAGTATGTCGCATGATACGCTGAGTAAGATTGAGAAGGGAAAGCCTGTAGCAGATGGCTACGGGACCTCGCCACTGTCGTTTGTGGCGCGTGGGCTCCGTCCCACTAAGGGGGAGATGATAACGATCCTCCGCAAACGGCTTGGCATTACGCTCGACGGACTAGCAGACAGGCTGAACGTGTCGCGCGTTACAATCTTCAATCGTGAACACGACATCGATGGAGCAAAGATGCCGCAGGACCTAATGCTAGAGTATCTTAACAGCTGGGCAAAACGGAGGAAGGTAGCATGAAGCGATTCGAGGGAGAGGACGCGCTGACGCGCGCGAAGAATGACGTGCTGGAGCGGATGAGTGGATGTAATCAGGAGAACTGTACCGCTTGCTCCGAGAACAACAAGTCCATTGACCATCTGGTTACCGTCGCTCAGGCCAAGGTGCTTCAGGAAGTAATCAAGATTGCTTTGAAGGAGGTGGGAAATGACCTTATCCCCTGACGGACTGTACCTACACAACCTCAGCTCCACGAGCGTGTTTGTGCTCGTAGCTCTCCGTGTCTTCGGGCTCGCTACGATCCTCTGGGCCATTGTGGCCTTCTTCTCCGGACTGTTGACGCGGAACGCCGCGCGCCGCGCGTCAGCTCGGTTTGTCTTTGGGCAGGGACGGGCACGGTGGAACTAGACGAGAACGCGCCACAGAACGCGAGGGAGAACGGTGTGATGATCCTTGCGGAGCGTCCGGTGCCGATAATATGGCAGCGGACTGGAGGTGTGGCCAACGAGTCGGTTGTCGAAACTCGGGTGGCAAGGGGAGCTACTACCCTTGCCACCCAGACGATGCCCACGGAGGCTTTCGTGAAGATGCGTGCGTTGTTTTTGGATCCCAGAGCTTGCAGCGTCGCTTACCACGGACTCGAAACTGATGGTGGTGATCTCTTTGGGCAGCTGTATGCGGTGGTGGGGCTGGACCTACTGCGGCAAGTGGTGGGACCTGAGGACATCCCCGAGCAACCCGAGGAGGAGATATGGCGCGCCAACAAGCGCGACGCCACGCAGGTTAACACAATGATCTTCCTTGGTACGCGTATCCGGCTCAAGCATCGTCGCCTATTTCCAGGCGAGCTTCGCGCGGAGTGCCACGATCATTTCCACGACATCCTCGAAGGTAAGGAACCACTCAACGTAATAGACCAACTCACCGGAGTATAGAACTGTGGAAATCAAAATCAATAAGGCGCTTGCGGAAGTAATCGGAGCGAAGGAGCTGAAGCCGTTCGGGGTGGACTTCGACCGCTTTCGCTACATGGGCAATGGCGGGGTGGGCATCGACCTCGCTGGCTATACACCGATGAAGATCATGGAGCTGAAGTCTTTGATCACTGATCATACGGAGATCAAGGGCACCAAAATACTCCTCCGCGACATTGACAGCTGGCTCGCAGCTATTAAGAACACCGAGGGTGCGAAGCCTCGGACCGTCGAAGCCTTCAGCAGTATGCTGATGCGCTACTTGAGCAAGGTGCCTGGTCACCGCGTCTACTTCAAAGACGACAAGCGCAACTGCTGGTGGGCCTACTACGTCGAGGATGTCCGGTATCATCGTCCTCAGCACTACAGTGGCGGAGGCTTCGCTCCGGCTTACTGCTCCATGGACATATTCTACGAGGAGTTTGGCAAGCGCCACAAAGATTCAGTCTCCTTTCACGCAGAGCACTGTTGCCACCGTCCAGTCTCGCAATCCCTTACCGACAAGGGATACATTGGCGAGACTCAGGAGCTACGCGCCATGTACATGGCCTCGCACGAGCGCTTTATCGCGAACGTGGACCAGATTGGCAAACAGTTCCTCGCGCGCGGCGAAGCCACCGACGATCTTGACGGGAACAAGAAGCAGAGCGACAGCTGGTGGTATCGTCGCACCAACACTATCGCGCTCGACCGCGAGGATGTACCGACGCGGGTGGTGATTGATGTATTCAAGGAAGATGACACTGAGGATGACGACAGCCGCAATAGCCGGAGCCGAGAGGATACAGTTGACGCGCTGTTCTGGAAGCGCCTGAAGGTGAAGACTACGAGTGCGGATGATGATGGGGACTATAACGATGATGACGAGGAGCTGGAAGCTACCGCTGCTGACGAGGCAGATGTTGCGCAGCTCGTGCTCCCTGTTCATCCGACGCTCGCGTGCTTCGACCTCCAGCGCCACATGCGGCTCAGGATCCATATTGACCAATTGACGGAGTATGTATATGATCCGAAACTGGGCGAGAAGCTTGTGCTGCCGGATGCGCAGCGTGTTCTCATCGACATCCTCCTCGCACAGAAGGACGGAGGATTCAGAGACATCATTCAGGGCAAAGGCTCCGGCAGCATCATTCTCTCCGCAGGCCCACCAGGAACTGGTAAGACTCTTACAGCCGAAGCCTATGCTGAGGTCACTTCGCGCCCACTCTATACGGTCCAGTGTTCTCAGCTCGGCACCGATCCGGACGACCTCGAAGACAACCTGCTCAAAACCTTCGCCCGATCCGCAAGGTGGGACAGCATCCTCCTCCTAGACGAAGCGGATGTCTACGTCCATACGCGCGGCGATAACCTCCAGCAGAACGCAATTGTGGGTGTCTTCCTCCGCACGCTCGAATACTACAAGGGAGTCATGTTCATGACGACCAATCGTGCGGACCTGGTGGACGACGCAATAGCCTCGCGCTGTATCGCTCGAATCAGCTATGCGATCCCAACCGTGCCGGATCAGAAGCGCATATGGCGTATCCTCGCAGATAACGCGGGAGCGAAGCTGTCGGACAAGGACATTGGAGTATTCGCTACGGAACATCCCGAGCTATCGGGGCGCGACGTCAAGAACCTCCTCAAGCTCGCGATGCTGATGTCCGTAGCGCGTGACGAGCCGATCACCGCGAAATTGATCAAGGAAGTGAAGGTGTTCAAACCCACAACGGACTTTGACGGAGGGAAGAAGTAATGTACAATCCTCCGGATAGGATATGGAGCATGGATGTGGTGCCGGACTACGGTGGAAAGGGATGGGCTGTGCGTAGGGCTGGCCGGACGACGCGAGTGCTGAAGAAGTTCCGGCTGAGACGGGACGCGGTGGAGAGAGCGATGAAGGTCCGGACCGCGCTGTATGTGTTTGTGTTTGATCGGTTTGGGAGAGTACAATATGTCAAAAGGACGGAGGTGAAACACCATGGCTGAGCCTCGGACCGGAGAGAAGCGCTTGAGCAAGTTCTTCAGCGGACGCTATCAGCCGCTGGGCGTAGTGGTGCTGACGCGCTACATTACGGATGACGAGTGGTACTTTTACGTTGAAGGTGATCCGCTGAAGGGAGAGCTGCGGGCTCGGACGCCGTGGAGTAAGATGCCGAGATGAAGGACCGAGGGGAGCGCTGAGCACTTAGGCGACAGCACTCAAATAGAACTGTACTGACAAGGAGAGTAAGATGAGAAGGATGATCATGCTGGTGGCGCTCGTGGCGCTCGTAGTGGCTTGCTCGCAAAACGCGATTGGACCCGATCCGTATGCCCGCAAGCACGCCATAGTAACGAATGTGGTAACGTGCGCCAATCCGACGCAACGCAATCTTCAGGTGAGCTGGGTGAGTTGGCAGTGGAGTGCCATCTTCCTGAAAGGAGCGCAACAGGTGAGCGTGGTGACGGACTCGACGCGGACGAAAAGCTCCGGATGCGTGTACGCGGTCGGTGATCAGGCGCGCGTAAAGCTCGTGCCGCTGAACGGAATTGATGCTTATCTCGACAGCGCGTTTGTTGATGTCCAGATAAAATAGCTCGCCGCGACGCGTCAACTCGGGCTCGGGGCTCCGCGATTCTTGCGAGGTCCGAGCCCGACTCACATATTGGCTCCGGAGCGGTCCTATTAGCTATTCCTATATAGGGTTACTATTCATGACATGAAATGAAATGTACAGACCTCAGATAATAGAAACTACTAATAACAACTACTAAGCAATGTAACTAGAGATACTTAGCTATCTAATATCAGAGTAATAGTAGCTAATACGATCTAATAGAATTAGTGTTTACTCTCTCCAACCGCGCGCGACCCTTGTACTGTTGAGCTGTATGTAGTGAAAAGTGTCCCTATATAGCGGTGGAGCTAATAGGACACTGCTGGCGTAATTTGGCACGCATCCCGCCGTAGCGCCAAGTACATCCGCCAGACTATTCTTTCAGCATGGCTGACAACGATCTGCCGACTCCTCCGGCATTATCACCAGATCAGGAAGACATCCGCGTCGCGAAGCTCCGCAACTGGGGCGACGCATACGAGCGTTGCCGCTACATGCGTGCTGGCAAACCTCCGCGCGAGCAGTTGACTGCTTTCCAAGAGACGTTTGTCAACGAGTATCAAATTGACTTTGTAGCTACGCATGCATACATCCGTGCTGGAGGTCGTGGCAAGAATGCTTCGCAACGCGCAGCGGATGTGATGAGAGTTCCGAAGGTGGCCGCAGCGATTGAGGAGCTTCGCGTCGAGCGCATCAAGCGCCTCAAGCAGCAGCAGGAAAATATCATCCTCGAACTCGGCAACCTAGTTCACACCGACATCACCAAGGACTTCGAGGTCACCGACCGTGGCAAGATCAAGTCCGTCGAGGGTCGTAATCCTCTCGCCACGCGTGCGATCCGGAAGATCAAACACAAGGTCTCCTCGACCACCATCGGAGACGAGACGACTGTTGAGCATACGGTGGACTACGAGATACACGACAAGAACACGAGCGCGCGCACGCTGCTCCAGCACCTCGGCGCGCTCCCCGAGCACATTCGCATAGGTGATCCGAACGGCAACCCGATCCCGACAGCAGCTGTGCTGATCGTGCGAGAGGTTGACGAAACCACTGGTGGAGAGAAGCGATAGCCATGGCCAATTGTAGAGACTCGGTGGACGACTTCATGATGGCCGGAGGAGTCTACCCAAAGATGAACGCCAACCCAACTGACACTGCTGTGTACGTTCCTTGCAACATCACGTGCATCGTTTGTGCATACAACTGGACTCCGGTTGTCGCCACCAACGATCACAACATCCACTGTCCACAGTGCGACTTTGAAACCCCAACCGGAAACTAAGAACCATGCTCACACGCAGAGAGTGGACAATCGTAGCGGTGACCGTGCTGGTGGTCCTCGCGCTCCTCGCAATTTCCGGCGACACATTCATAGCTACCCACTTGCACTAAGGAGGACAAAGTGCCAACAGGAGCGAAGCGCGACTACATTGACGACTTCCGGAACGACGGAGGTGTACCACCAAAGCAGTTCCTCTCACCCACAATCACAAATGTCAACAAGCCGCTCGCACTGACATGTGCATTGTGCGGATACGCTTGGTCACCAACCGTCAAGCAAGGCTCCGATCCGGACAAATACGCGCGCTGCCCCAACTGCAACTTCCGTCACTCGACTGGCCTATGAGAGTGGTTGCGATCCTACTACTCCTCTTGGCGCCCACGTTAGCGAGTGCGCAGCGGACCTATTGGAAGGTGCCGCTGGACTCGCTCTCTGTTGGCCACGCTCGCCACACGCATGTCGAGGTGAGCGGCAAGGTAGCTCCATTCTATCCGAAGACGGAGAGCGACGGAGACAGGCACATCAAGCTCCTCTCTCCGAGCGGACGATTTGTTATTGTGGAGTGCATCCCGCTTCTACCTTTGCCATGTGCTGGAGTGAAGGCTGGCCAATCACTCGTAGTTCGCGGCATCACGCGCTTGGATCCAGAGCATGGGTGGTTCGAGATACATCCAGCTGAGTCAATAGTTGTCCAGTAAAATGAAACTTGCACTTTGTTTTCTCGCGTTGCCAATAACGATCTTGGCTGCTATCTGGCTGTGCTTCACCTGGGATGGTACATGACTGCGTCCGGAGATGAACAACCGCTCAAGCTCCCGAGCCCGACTCACTACAAGCGGACGATGCGTTGTGCGATCTGTAGTGAGTCGTGGATTGTGGTCTATCCGAAGGGTTGCCCCGAGGTGAAGTGTCCGGCCTGTGGGTACATGAACGACATCCGCGAGTTCGGCAAGTGAAGGGTAGGCGACTGCCGGATGGCTTTGATGATCGTCCAGAGTTCACTTGGGCGGAGGTCTTGCCTGGCGACTATTGGAAGCGACGGGATGGCAGCTTTTATCTCAACTCTCCGGACGGTGAGCATGGCGCGGTGAACGAGAGATGGACAGTCATTGAGCACGAGGACGGCACCATTACTGTCTCGCCAAGTATCTGGTTCAATACTCCGCGCGGTTGGCATGGCTTCTTGAAAGCTGGCATCTGGAGTAAAGCATAGAGTGGCGCTGATTGTTGAGGATGAGGCAGTTGTAGAGATACCAACACCTCTCTCCAATCAAGTCCCAGCCACCTTCGGAGAGGAGCGCTTCAAAGTTGAGCCATGCGGACGCAGGTGGGGGAAGACGCGCCATGGCTTACGCTGCGCCATCCTCGGGCATGGGCCAAAGGTCTATGACGAGAACGGAGTCTGGCACTACAAGTGGCCTGGCATTATTGACGCGACTCCGGACCGGAAGATATACATCATTTGGGTTGCCTTGGACTATGGCCAAGCGCAGGAGATTTGGGAGGAGGAGATCAAGCCGCGCTTCCTCAACAAGCTCGGATGCACAATCTCCGAGAAGCACCGCACGCTGTACATCGGCAATGGTCGGCTCCAGATCATAAGTTCCAACAACATTGACGTTATCCGAGGCAAGAAGCCAAACGGGATCATACTGGACGAGTGCGCACACTACGACCTAGAGTATGCGTGGCGGCGCGTCGTCCGTCCAGCGCTCACCGACAACATCGGCTGGGCCATCTTCATTAGCACGACTGAAATTGGATCCTTCTTCAATCGCCTGTGCACAGATATTGAGACTGGCGAGCGGACCGCGCCAACGTGGGGAATGTATGAGGGTAAGAGCGGCGACAATCCGCTCCTCTCGCCTTCCGAGGTTGCCGATTTATACGCGGAGTATCCGCCTGGCTCGACGGACGCGCTCCAAGAACTCGAAGCGAAGCGCCTAGAGGCTCATGGCGAGCTATTCAAGAGCGAGTTCTTCCATTACTACGACAGCGCCGACCAGTACAGTATGCAGGTTGGCCACGTTCGTTATCCGTTCACCGAGATAGTAATCACAGGCGACCTCGCATCCTCTCTGAAGGAGAAGGCGGACTATACCGCATTCATGGCCGCAGGGCTCACCGTTGCCAATGCGCATGGCTATCGGAAGGCTGGCATCCTCGAACTAGTGAATGAGCGTATGGAGGGACCAGACCAAATCATCAAGCTCAAGGAGATGATCAAGCGTCTGCGGCCAAACCGCGTCCGGCTCGAAGCAGTCCAATACCAACTGACAGCAGTCCAGACCTTACGTCGCGAGTGTCCTCAGACTACTATTGAAGCTGTATACCCTGACAAGGACAAACGGAGTCGCGCAGTGCCTTGGGCAACTGCGATGAGTCGCTCGGATGTTTGGTGGCCACGTCAATCGGGATGGTTGGACGTTGCGGTGAAGCAGCACTTGAAGTTCCCTAACGGGAAGAAGGACAGCCGCTATCCGGAAGATCACGATGACATTGTGGACACTGGGAGTATGATGGCAATTGAGATTGTGCCGAGCGATAAGGCTGTTGGAAGATGGGGAGTCACGAGGATTGCTCAATGAGCGGTCCCATAACCCCAGACAGCAATGCCGACGCAGCGCGTGCCGCAACCGCAGCTGCTATCGCCGCGAGCCAGATCCAGATGGGCAGTACCAATCCCGACGACCGTGTCAGCTCGCCAACCGCGCTCCTCGCGGACACACCACGCTTTCGGTCGTCGCTTTACTTCGACATGGCGCCGTTCTGGAAGATATGCCGCGATCTATTCAGCGGCACCAAAGCCATCCGCGCCTATGCCGAGGAGTACATCCCGCAGAATGGCAGCGAGACCGCACAAGAGTATGTCAACCGCATCCAGCGGACGGAGTGCTTTCCTGGCTTCCAGCACAGCGTCAAGGGGCTGACTGGAATTGTAACACGTAAGGACCCTGTCCTGCAGGATGACGTTCCACCTCGCATAGCGGCAGACCTCGAAGACGTAGACGGGCAAGGCTCGCACTTCGCCGTATTCGCCAAGAACTATTTTACAGACGGACTGACAGTTGGCCACGCTGGCATCCTCATCGATGTGCCTCCGGCACCGAAGGAGTCCATTGGCGCGAAGACGCTCGAAGCTGGTAAGCTCTCGCTCAAGGATGAGAACGACCTCGGGCTGAGAGCGTATTGGATGCTGATCCATGCGGAGAATATCTACAGCGCGCGGTTTAAGACGATTGGTGGCGTGGTGACGCTGACGCAGATCGTGTTCCATGAGGCAACCGAGGAGAGCGCTGGCGAGTTCCTTACCTACACGATCAGCCGCTACAGAGTTTTTCGTTGTGATACGGAGACGGACAGCGTGACGTGGGAGCTATGGGAAGACGCAGTTGGCGCGTCGCTCGCGGAGCCGCCAATAAAGATTGCGAGCGGAGTAGTCACAAATCAGATTCGCATTCCCTTCACAGCCTTCTACGCTGGCCACCGCATCGGTCCTCTTCACACCGAGCCACCGCTGCTCGACCTTGCATACAGCAACATTGCGCACGTTCAGGTCCTCAGTGACCGACGCCACAGCCTTCACATCGGCAGTGTGCCGATCCTGGTATTTATCGGCAGGCCAATCTCCGCTCAGCAGGATGAGGATGGTAACCCAAAGACGCAAGAGGTTGGATCCAGTATCGGGCTCGACGTACCTATTGGTGGCGACGTTAAGTATGTCGAGCACCAAGGCCACGCGCTCGGAGCTACACGCGAGGAGCTACAGGACCTAGAGCGGAGAATGTCAGCGTTGGGGCTCTCGCTTCTACAGCAGATGGTTCGGCCAGCCGAGAGCGCGGAAGCGAAGCGCATTGATAAGACGGAGAAAGATGCAATTGTAAAGTCTCCCGCGCGCAGCTGGCAGGACTCCATGGAGATGGCGCTCCAGTTCCACGCCAACTACTACAAGGAGCCGACTGGCGGGTCCATCTTCATTGATGACGACTACGAGGACATCACTCTCGACGCCAACACGATCAAGGTCTACAGTGACATGGTCGCGGCGAACCAGCTCGACCTTGACACGCTCTACACAATCCTCCAGAATCGCGGCGCGCTTCCAGAGGACCTGGACTTTGAGAAGATCAAGCAGAACATCGCGGATGAGAAGGCTGCCAGTCTCGCAGAGGCAACCGCGTTGATGAAGGCTGGCGCTACACAGCCAGCAGCCGGAGGAGGTCCTACTCCTCCGAAGCCAGCACCAGCACCGTCCACACCACCTAAACCGTAGGAGTTCCACTATGTATCGTATCAAGATTGAACTGCCAGCCGAGGCTGACGACGCGGTGGTGAAGGCGCTGCGTGACACCGCTCGGTCGTTAGCGGATGCTGTACCTGATGAAAGTTCAAATGCTCCGGAGAACAGTTACAGCCTGACAGTTCACGTGTTTCCCGACAAGGAGAAGGAGTAGCCCATGCGCACAACTTACACGAGCGACAAGATTCTCAACCTGTATCGGGGAACCACTTTCACCGCTCCCGCCACGGTGTATGCTGGACTCCTGACGGCTGTCACGGATGCCGAGGCTGGGACAGTTACGGAGACGGCATATGGCGGATACGCGCGCCAAGCAATCACCTTTGGCGCTCCAGCCGCGAGCCTCGGAGGTCGGCAAATTCTCGCCAGTGCCATAACCTTCCCCGCGAAGTCCGACGCTGGGAGCGTCACAATTGTCGCGGTCGGTATCTACGACGCCATCACCGCAGGCAATCTGCTCGACGTTATCATGCTCTTTGACGGCTCGCCGCTCGCCGCCATCGTTAACAACAGCGACGTGGCAGGCAACACGATCCAGTCTCCGGCTCACGGGCTGACGACCAATGACACGGTCCGCATCGAACAGTTCCCAGGCGACACTCCGCTGCCAGCCGGACTGGCGGAGAACACCACATATTTCGTCATCGCAACAGGACTCACTGCGGATGTATATGAGCTTTCTGCGACGCAGGGTGGCGCGGCCATCGACATTACTGCGGCTGGCAGGATGCTGGTAATGAAGGTGGTGTCGGTGATCGTGAACCAGAACGACGCGCCAACCTTCGCCGCGAACAAGCTCGCCAATACCGACGACTAAGTCAATGCTACTACTCGACGCAGCATCAAAACTTCAGTTAACGCTCTCTGCTGTAGGGAGTATTGACTACATCGTTTCCAAAATTCGGAACGCGTCGCCGCAGACGCCAGTTCCGACGAAAGGAAATGCCACAACGGTAGCTGCCACTGATTTATGTGCTGTGCCAGGTGGAACAGACGTTGATACCGTTGAATGCATTACGTTGTGTAACGTCCACGCGACTCAAGCAGAAGATGTAACTGTCAATCATGTAGGCGGCACAACCGTTCGTGTGTTCAAGGTTGTTGGCCTTCTCCCCGGCGAGTATTGCGTCTGGAATGAGAACGGAACACTTTTTGTCTACGCATCCAACGGTGCGTTGAAGGCAGCGCAGGCAATTCCATCAACGCGCACAACTCTAATCTCTGGAGCTGGGTCAACGTACACAGTGCCCGCTGGATGTCGGGCGATTGATGTGGAATGTTATGGAGGAGGGGGCGCGGGTGGTGGGGCTACTTCGGTAGCTTCATCCGGTGGTGGAGGTGGTGGTGGTGGATCGGGTGGGTACACACGCAAACTGTTTTCCCCACCAAGCGCGACCTATACATACACCGTCGGTGGTGGCGGGGCTGGGGCCTCGGGCGCGGTCGGCGGCAGCGGCGCTGACACTACATTTGGCACGCTGACCGCCAAAGGTGGAACGGGGGGCGCGTTCGCTGCATCGGCAGTGGCGACCAGAGCGCTGGGAGGTGCTGGAGGTATCGCCGGGTCAGGTGGCGACGAAAATGCGCCCGGCTCCCCAGGATCGGTAGGACTTAATACGACTGCTGCCCTTGTGGCCTCAGGGGCAGGAGGAAGCAGTGAGGCAGGTGGTGGTGGTAATGGCGTAACCGCACAAGGCGCAGGCGTAGCAGCAGTAGCGAATACTGGGGCAGGAGGTTCTGGTGGCGCCTCAGTCTCAGCAGGCGCGGCAGTCGCGGGAGGCGCAGGAGGCTCTGGCGTCATCGTCATCACAGAGTATTACTAATCCGTGGCGCTTCCCAAATTAGAGCCGTTCACAGGAGGTGCTGGAAGTATTTCTGTGAACGGTTTTACACAGGGGATTTCTGGTCAGACCGTTTCGTTTGACGGAAGTGGGC